AAAAGGCCCCATTCCGCCCTTGATCGGCAGACGCCTGACGACGCATATTGGGTAGGCTTGGAACAACAAGAAGCAGCATGAAACCTAAACCCGATACACCTTAGAAAAGCTGCAAACATGTCCGAAAAGGTGGGACCACTTCAGCGAGCATGACTGAGGATTACATTAAGTTAATTGAGGACCGTTACGACCAATGGCAAGATCGCCAATCGGCGACTACGAGAATCGTAGAGGTACACACAGATCAAGAGATCGACTACTCAAATATCGCTGGGCAGTTGAAACAGATGGCAGGCGGATGTTGAAATTTGCGTCCCAGCTAGCAGCTAAATCTCCGACACATCTATCTCCTCGGCCGTCCGGGCTACAACATCCCGAAGGGTCTTATCTCCGCCAACTTCGCCAAAGACGTCATTCCCAAGCGTCGCCCGCGCGACTGCGCATATGCCAACCGTCCCTGGACCATCGAGGAGCGAGACACCGTCTTGGGCAAGGCGAAGCCCCATGTGCGCGTGGCCCTCGCCCTGATGATGAACACGGGCCTCGACCCGTCCGACGCCTTACGATTGCGGAATGATCAGGTGGATGACGGCACGATCTGGGGCGTGCGCGGTAAGACAGGCGAAGAGGTTGCGATTCCGGTCAGCCCGACCCTTCAGGCCGCGCTTAACCGCATGCCTAACCACGACGCCGAAACTGTGCTCTCAAATTCGCGCGGCGAAGCGTGGACTTACAACGGCTTTTCGACTGTTTGGTACCGCTTCAAAACCGCCCTTGAGAATGAAGGACTTATCGAAAAAGGCCTGACCCTCAAGGGCTTGCGGCACACGGTCGCCACGACATTGCGCGAAGCGGGCCTCGATGAACGCCGCATTGCGGACCTTCTGGGGCAGAAAACACCGTCCATGGCACGGCACTATTCGCGCTCTGCGAACCTTGCCGACAAGAACCGCGAGACTATGGCGACATTGGAAGAAGAGAACCGAAGGCGGGCCGAAAGTGTCAAACCTTCGCAGAAAAGCGTCAAACCTGACCGAAACAAGGATCAGCCATGAGCAGAAAATACAATCATATCAGCTTGTTAAGTGGTGCCCGGGGGCGGAATCACTCGCGGGCCGTGTTGTCGTTTAAGTGATTGAATATATTGTATTTCTGGTGATGTGACTGGCAGCGGTGTGTAGCAAATCGTGTAGCAAAAAGTGGAGTCCGAGTTTGGGTCGGGTGGTCGTGGGGAATAGATACCTGGTATCGGCACAACACACCACCGGCGCGGCCGATCGCCAGGGAGAAAGACCATGGGAATGCATAACGACATGCGCCCCTGCTCTTCGTGCGGTGCGAACCGCAACGCTGAGAGCATGGACTGCACCGATGGCGTGTGGACTTGCGCGGCGTGTTTTCATCTCTCCGACGAAAGCACTCAAAAAATCTTCGATGACGCAATGGCGCCATTCCAGCCCGGGTATGACCATGGCTATTTCGGCGTCAGGAAGGTGAAGACATGACTGACGACCCCACCCCCGAACAGATCAAAGCCTTTCTCGATGACCTGGCGCGGATCAGTCTGCGGCATGGTGTCGTGATTGAAGACTGGGAGGAGGCGGAGGGTCTCTTCGCCGCAATCCGACCGATGGAGGACGAGTTTCGTGGCTACCGCTCTGTGCCGGCCGACGATGTTATTTGGATCGGCGCTCGCTGGAGTGGAAGCAGTGTGAAGGGTGATTGCGAAAGCATCGACCTCACTCAGCTCTCCGCCCACGAGCGGCTGGAGATCATGGGAGGGCGGTCGTGATGCAGAAGCCAAATCTCGACGATCACCTGGCAGCAGCAAAGTTCTTTGCCGACGCGCCAATGATGCCGTGCGCATACTGTGGCAGAGAGATGACATACAGCGATCCCAAAAGGCGACCGACAAGAGATCATGTGTGGCCGAAGAGGGTTCGATGCGTCGAGTCTGGGCGCGCCGGGACCGTGTGGTGCTGCCACGATTGCAATGAGCGGAAAGCGGATAAGCTTCCATCAGAGTGGCTGCAGAGCATGAGGGACCGCGATGCCCAATGAATTGATCCCCCACCGCCCCGATGCTACCGCTCTTGTTGCTACACAAGAGGGAATCGGAATGGCTGGACTGGCAAAGAGAGGAGACACATGGCACCTGCGCATGCGGGTGCCGAGGCGGTATGCGTCTGTCGAGAAGCGCAAGGAGTTGCACCGGTCGCTGAAGACCGGGGACAAGAAAGAGGCCCAGGGCCGGCTCGCTGCGGTTGAAAGCCAAATCCTCGCAGAACTCGACGCGAAGCTCGTCGGCATGGATACCCCCGGCACACGCTCGCATTATGAAGCAATCGCCCGCCTGACGACCGCCCGCGGCTTCGGATACCGAACCGCGCAGGAGCTCGCAGATGGCGACCTGGGCGACATTCTGCGCCGCGTCGATGCGCTCAAAGCCTCGGGTGACGCGCCCACCGAAGACGCGGCTCAGGCTCTCTTGGGCGGCGTCGAGCGGCCGCGTGAGACGCTTGGTGAAATTGCCGAGCGGATGCCGGAAATGTTTCCCGCAGAAGTTCGGGATAAGAACGCCCGCCAGCGTAGCACATGGGAAAAGAGATGGACCCGACCGGCCGGCAAAGTGACCGAGCTCCTCGGTCGCGACCCGGCGCTTGAAGACATATCCCGGTCGGACGCAGTCAGTCTCCGTGACGCCCTGCAAGACCGAATCTTGGAAGGCAGCATGAAGGGTGCAAGCGCACAGAAAGATCTGCAGAACCTGAACTTGCTCTGGAAGAAGTACCACCAGCACTTGGGCGTTGATCTGGCAGAAATGCCACCCAGCCCATTCCGCGGCCTCGGCGATGGTATGTCTCGACTTGACGAAGACAGTCGGAAGCCCGAGGTGCCGCTCGACGTCATCGAGCAGATCTTGCTGCCTGACGCCATGGAACACATGAACGACGAGGAGGCTGACATCACGCGAGTCCTTGTCGAGACCGGCGCGCGGCAATCGGAGATCACCGATCTTCCGCCTGGATCAATTTGCATTGATCACCCGATTCCGCACGTATGGATAAGGTTTGAGCGGGCTCCAGACGGTGAGGAGTATGCCAGGGAGTTGAAGAACAAGGCGACCAAACGGCAGATCCCATTGGTCGGTGTGGCGCTCGCAGCAATGAAACGCCACCCGAACGGCTTCCCTCGCTACCGCGGAAAAGGCACCTATTCAGCCGCGGCGAACAAGTCGCTGCGCCGATACCTGCCGGACGGAGTCACGATCGGCGGGCTCCGACATTCATTCGAAACTCGCTTGAAAAATGCCGGTGTGGACTCCGACGACCGAGCCGAGCTCATGGGGCACAGCGTGCGCCGTGCCCGCGGTCGTGAATGGTATGGCGACTCCATGCCGCTCGAAAAACGACTGGAATACCACGAAAAAATCGCGATCAAGCCCCGGCGCGCGCTGCCCGCTCCTTAGATATCCGGCGGGCCCGCTCGATAGCGCTTTCCTGTGCGGCGACGGCTTCAAGCTCTTTTTCAAGGCGCTCAAACAATGGCAAATAGGCCGCTCCATCTGGGCGGTCAGCCACCATTGCGGCGACGAATTCGTGGGCGGCGGCGAGGCGGGCAAGGTCTGGTGTGTTCTTCATTTTCACCAGATCGGACCCTTTTTTCGAGCGCGGAAATTTCCAAGGGCAGGTATTGCGTGATCAGGCATAGGACGCGTCCTGACGATCCTGCGCGGCCTGGGCGCGGCGCTGGCGAAGCTCCTGGGCATAGGCGCCTTCGCCGTAGCGTTCGAGCACATGATCGTAGGGGATCTGCTGGATGTTGAACGCGCCATCGCGGACATCGGTCAGCATGATCAGCCCGGACCACTCGTGCTCTCCCGTGCGATGAGGAGGTTTGAAGCATCCGGCACATAGGGCCGAGATCGTCCTGCCACCCAGGACAGGCTGCTGGTTGTATCCGAAGCTGTGGGAATGCCCGAAAACGCAGCTCCTGTGCGTCTTGTTCAGAATCGTGTTCACCAAGGCGGGGCGTCGGGACACTCCTGTCGTGAAGTAGTGTGAAAAAAGCACACCGAGGATATCGACCGGCTTCAAAAATGGATGCCAGATCCACCCCGCATCCTCGCTCTCAGCTTGCAGGAAGTCGTGGCCGAGGAGATCGGTCTCGGGATACCTGCGCCACCGTTCTTCGTGATTTCCTTCCAAGTCTATCCACACCGGCTCGTGAATGCGCTCTTTGTGTCTGCCTCTGCGGTGACGCTCATTTGCGTGGCGCGTGGGGCCTGAAATCCGATTTAGAATTTCCGTCCTGAAAAGTGCCTCTTTTCTGACTGCTTTTCCGTCGAACGCCGCAGCAGCTTTCATCTTGTATGGTGAGAGGGGGTCCATGTCGGCGAGGTCACCGAGAGAGAGCACGATGTCAGGCTTTTCGTCCCTGGCGAATTTTCCGGCGGCGTCGTAGCGGTCGATGTCCGACGCGCTTTCCGTAGATCGTCCGTGACTGTCCGGGATTACCAGGATCTTCTTGCCGAAGCTGGGCACAATCACCGCGCACACTCCTCATGCTGAGGACCAGCGAGGGCGGCGCAGTCCAGGATTTTGTTGACGCGGGAGAGCTGATCGGACGCGAAACCGGCGATCGTGACATGCAACAAGGCGGCGAATACTGCGGCGGCGAATGCCGCCGAAACCTTACAAGTCTTGATGCTTTCGAGGGTCATTGGATTCCCGGCTTTGCGTTTCCTTTTCAAGCAGATAGGCAAAAAAATCCCGCATCCAAAAACGGAGGTTATTTTTCTGTCTGTCGCTCGATGAAACGGCGCACGGCGTTGAGCTTTGATCGACAGTCGGCGCCGGCGGCTTCGAGTATGACGATGTACTCTGCGACCGCGCGCTGGGTCTCTGCGTCTGGCACGACGGGCGCGGACTCGCACTCGAGGAGCAGAGCGGGCGGCGTCACGAGCACGCGCTCGGGTGGTCGCTGAACGGGCTCGCGCGGCGATGAGCAGCCTGCCAGGGCGACCAGGGCCAGGATTGCGACCAGGGCTCTCATTGGCGCTCTCTCAGCGCGTCGAGCGCGTCGGACAAGACCGGTGCCACCGGTGCGTCATCGGAATCTGGCGCACTGCGGATCGCGTCGATGATCTCCCGGGCGTCTGCGGCGCGGGCTTTTTCCGCATCCCGCTCGACGCGTAGGGCTTCCATCTCTGCGGCGTGCGTCTCGCGCTCAAGCTTGAGGGCCGCCTGGGCATCGACTGCGGACTGCTCAGCATTGACGGCGCGGCTTTCGAGGGCTTGCATATCAGCGGCCTGGTCTCGAATGCGGTCAATAGACAGCCACGCGAATGCGACGGCGGCCGCGATCAGGAGGATATTGAGGATGCCGAACCGGTTCGCGGCGCGTCCGAAAAGAGATGCGACCGGGGCGGCTATGATTTTCAGGATTCCGATCATTTCTTGTTCTCCCAGCTTGCGCCGAACGCATAGGAACCGATCGTCGCCATGAGGTTGATGAAGGACATCGTGAGTGCTGCTTCTGCGACGCTATCCGCGCGACCGCTGTATAGGACCCAAGCGATCACGCCAGCCGAGAGGGCCATGTTTGCCCATATCGCCCGTCGCCTATTATCCCAAGAAAACCCCTCATTTTTCATTGTGAAACACCGCTGTCAGCAGGGATTTCAGCTCGTCGAACCTCTTGTCCATCCGGTCTTCGAGCTTCTGAAGGTGATCGTGTGAGACATATCGATTCGCGACTTCAACGCGGAAGTCGCTGTGGTCGCGCTGCAGTGTGTCGAGCTTTGACTTCGTTACGCTGTGATCGTCCCGGTGCGACTTGACGATCCAACCCACCACCGCGATGGAAATGGTCACACCGGCGCCGAGAACCCAAACCAGGAGTTTGAAGGTTTGATCATCCATCATGCGCTCTCCCGTGCAGCCTGGTAAATTTCCCTGGCGAGCTCTTCTTTGCGCTTGTCAGCGACGATGCAGTCATTGAAATTGCTGCCAAAATACGGCTCAATGAGGGCTGCTGGTGCGCGACCGGTCCAGAGGCTACGCCAGCCGCGGCCGCCGTTGCGCTCGCGGACTTTCACCCCGGCGTCTCGCAGGCCCAGCGCGGAAACCTGGGCGGCTTGCAAGCGCTCACAAAGCGCGAGGCTGCCTGCGGATCCGCTCGAGAGAGTCACTGTGTATGAAGCTGCGGACGATGCGCTCGCGTTGAAGTGCAGCTCGATCGTGACATCCGCGCCCCACGCGTCGGCCCTGGCATAGACATCTTGAATCTGCTTTGTGTATCCGAAACCTGATTGACGCCGAAAAATGCGAATCTCGGCGTCAGGGTCGCATCCTGCATGCGCCCGGATCATTTCTGCGAGGTGGCTATTCCACTGAAACTCGCTCTTGCCGTCAGTGACGCGGACTGCGCCCTGGCTTTTGGCATTGTGCCCGATGATTATTGCGATTTTGCGCATTTCCGAGATCCATTTCCTTTACTGGAATATCGGTCCCGAGATGCATGTTCGGCTAGCTAAGCTGTCGAATGTCCGTGACAATGTGAGCCATCGGAATCGAGACAGACCATTCGCCGCCGTTGTCCGCGTGATACAGGTCGCGAGATGACTCAGACCACCCGATCCAGCGACCAGAATCCAGCGCGACCAGGCGACGGTCACCGGAGGTGGCGGATACCGGCATTGCAGCCAAATTCGTCCAGCTAGTCAGGTCTCCGGAGCGCGAAACATGGCCCGCGGGCGTGGTTGCAATCCAGGATTGCGTGCGGGCCTCGTACGCGACCCAGGATCCGGCATCGCGTGTGCCGGCAAGGGTCAGGCCGGCGGTGGCGATGGCGTGCAGCTCGCCGTTCGCAAGGACGGCCAGTGGCGACTTCCTGGCGTGGATTTGCGATACGCTATCGGTGGCTGTGTGGGTTGCCCAGGTGGCGCCATTGTCTTCCGAAATCGCAATATCCTGACCCGAGGATAGGATGAAGGTTTCGCCCTGTGCCGCGGCTTTCTCGGGCGCAAATGGAACTGCGCCAATTCTCACTGCGGCGCCATTCTGAAGCTCGAAAAAATTTTCCGAGGTGAAGATGAGATGGCGCTTCCCGGCCAGGTCTGTTGCCAGGGCTTTCACCGCAGAGGGATTATCGACGGCCTGCGCGGCACGCACGTTGTCGAAATAAACAGGCTTTACCGAAATCCCGCCGGATCCGGAATTGTCGATTGAACGCAGCACGATCTCGACATCGCCGAACGGAAATTGCGGGATGTCGATCTGCAGGGTTTCCCAGACGCCGGATAGCGTGCTCGACGCGGTGTATACTTTCCCGACTGGTTCAAGTTCTCCAATGCCAACAGGGTAAAATCCGGTGTTTCCACCGGTCGGATCGCGGTTCGCGCTAAGCAGTATGGAGTGGTCGCCATCTGACTGACTACTGGACCTTTTCAAGCCATACGGAAGCGCCCAACCCTCCGGCATTGTCACAGAGACCTGCTCACCAGGACGCGAAGAATTCGTGAGTACGATCGTGGTCTCTATTCGCAGTGCCGCAGGGTCAAAGTCAACAAAGACCAGGCGCGATTTTGCGTCTGCAAGGCTTGTCGCTTGGCCGTAATTCCCAGCGACGTCTCCGATCCAGATGCCGTTACCATCCTCGTCATCGAATGTAAGCTCGATGCGCTCTTGCGCGTTAAACCTCGGATTTTCGAATGCCCGTTCTGAGAAAGCTTCGACAAAGAAAAGACGCATAGCACCGAGCCGCCGAAGGGGGTCCGAAATCCGCCATGAGTCAATCGGATCCGAGATCCTGTACCCTTCTCCAGCGTCATCCTTTTCAGGCTTGAGTTGGAGACCGGAAGCGGGCGAGAATGTCTGCCCGTCCCAGCCCGCTTGCACTTCAAGCTCAGCAGCCGCGCCAGCAGAAGCAAACGCGTCAGCGAGAATACGGAAATTGCCGCTCTCACCGCCCGTCGTCGTTATTTGCTGCGAAACTTCATACTCACCGCTGCCGGAAAGGAAGTCAGGACCGAGGTAGTATCTCCCGCCACGCTGCGGCGGCGAGGTCGTGTCGAGGACCAGGGGCGAGCCAGATACGATCGACCACGGCGCGAGTTCGCCGCTCTCGAAATCCCCGTTCGGGATAGCGACCTCGGAGACATCCGTGGCGTCGATTTGGATCTGCTCGAAGACACCGCCACGGAGAGCATGCACTTCGCCGGCGGTGTTCGCGATAAGGATCCCACCATTGGAGATGGCAGAGTAATCGAAGGTCACGCCGGGCGCGGGGAAATAGGCCCATGTCGAGCCCGCGTTCGGCGAGATCGAGACACCCGTCGTGTGGAGCGCGATCGCCTTGCCATCTATTTCCAGCTCAGGCGGCTGCTCGGGAAAAATTGGCTCGCCGGTCTCTGGGTCCGTGTAGTCATTGTCTGGCGGGCTTCCAGCGTCGGTGCCGTCTTCTCCCGGGTCCTCCGGCTCCGGGTCCGGAGCATTTGGGTCTTCGTCGGAATTCAGCGGATCGCTCGACGCAACGCCAGCCGCGACGATCGATGCCCACCACTCTCCGGTTCGCTCGAAATAGACGAGCTCAAACAGGTCGGCCGTGCCCGCGGGACGGGGGTTTTCCGGCGGTCCGGGCAGCTCGTTGAGCGTACGGACGGCGTCCGGATTTGCCGGGTCTGCTTCGGAAAGTGCGTAGCCAGCACGCCCCCATTTTACTCCCGCCGGCCAGGTCACAGTGCTGTCGCTTGCGGAAAAAATGAGCGCAGTCACGCGCCATGCCCGCTGGCGGTGAGATCCGTCGGATAGTCGCTGGTCTTGCGGAGGAGCTGGCGGCTTTTCCAAAGAGACGTTGAGTGAGCCGTTTGCACGCAGTGTGTAGACACTGAATTCACCCGTCTGGATCGCGCCAGCTTCAGAATACCGGGCGGTCTCGGAACGTGTGCGAAGCTCCAGGAGTTGGTGGATGGCCTGGTTGAGATTTTTGTGCCCGCGCTTATCTTCACCAGCCGGACCCGCCGCCCGGATCAGGTTGCCGGATTCACGGTCACCTGCGGGCTCGGGGCGAAAGCCGTCCAGAGGCTTGAGCCCCTGGGATGCGATGCGGCGTTCATAGTTCATACGGTGGCCTGGTCTGGTATTGCGATAGTGCCGGACGGCGTGACGGTGATCTCATGCTCGAGCTCAACAGCCGGCGCCGGCGTCGTTTTGATTTCTACGCTTGTCTCTGGAATATCGGTCCCGGCGTCGAACGCCGCTTGCTGCTCCGGGCCTTTGTTTTTGATCTGGACGCTTGCCCTGGCGCCAGTTGATGGCGCGCCGCTGGTGTCGATGTCCAGGTACGCATCGTCTGAGCCGCCATTTCCAGGACACGCCGCGATCGTGCCGCGAATTGTGAATCTGTTTTCACCAGACCATTCCAGCGTGTATTCGACCAATCGACCGGCGATCGTGCCGCCGGGGATCTTGGGATGCGTGAGCGTGACCTGGCAGTCTTCAGTGACGCTATGCGGGTCCGGCATGCGTGCTTCGAATGACACGCGCACGCAGCGGGAGGCGATCCTGGCGCGTGCCCGAACACGCTCCAGGGCGTGATCCAGGGCCGCCTTTCCGCGGGTTGTCGAGAAGAAGGAAAATGTGCGCCGTGCGTCGATCGATGCAGCATCTCCGATCAGCACCCAATCCGCCGGGCCTCTCTCCAGAGTGGATGTGTGATCGCGGCGGGCGCGGTAAAGACTTCCGCCGTCGACAACCTCATCGCCTTCTTCGTAATCCACGCCAGACCGCCATGCCGGCGCATCGCTACGGCTGATGTCGTTGAGTGTGATGTCCTCAACCTCTTCCTCGTCGAGCGTGGCGCCTACCTGGAGGCCAGCCGGAAGCGTGAATGAAGCGGTCTGAACGCGGGAGACTTCGCCGGAGTATGTGAAGGCGAGCGAGGCTGTCATGGGTGCGATCTCACCGATCCGGCGAAATTCGCCCGCATCGATCCAGGCCGGGTCGAGTTCATCCGCGGCGACGGCTTCAATGCGCTCGACCTGCTCCCGCTGCGGGCGATCGAAGGCGTCGAGCTCCTCGGCGATGCTCGACTCGGACACGCGGAATCCGGTCCCGATCACTTGGCCGAGAGTGGGCCAGGCGTTGATGAGACCTTCAGGCGACATGGTGGTCAGGTCGCGGGTCCAGGCCGGATCCGCGATCGTCTGCTTGATGAGCTGGCGCCAAGCTACAGTGAGTGATACTCCATAGTTTTTCGCAACCGGCTCAACATCATACCGGATGCTGTCAGCAAGGGGTTTCAGTTCGAGCGTTGTTGCGCCGGAGAGCGCGTCGACTGCCGCCACCCCGCCACCCGTGCGGCTGTATGCGAGAGTCTTGGAGTATCCGGTAAGGACCTCGGCCGGGTCGTCCTCGGCGCCGAGGGGCACGAAGAGAGCATCGTAATATGGGGGCACCTTCAGGCTCTCTGTGAGATCTGCGATCTGGTCGTCGATGTCGTCTTCCCGGGCGATCGCTTCCAAGGTGATGGTATCTCCAACCGCGCCGCGGGGCACGTATGAGAATCGGCCAGCGAACACCAGTCCGCCAGCGTCCGAAAGGAATACCCGGGCATCAACCAGGCTGGAAAGCGGCGTGCGAGGATTACTGACCTCGAGCGTGACGCGCGCCAGGCGGTTGTCGCTGTGGTCGAGAGAAAGGCGCAGGACATCGAGATCGCGCCGGCTGTGGACGGCAGGATCGAAGGCTTCGGAGTCGGGTGTGACGGCGACGTAGAGGGTCATTCCGGAGTCCTGACAAATGCGTTCGCCCAGGCATCGACGGTCGCCTGGCCAAGGCCATCGACGCGCTCAGCGAGATCGGAGAGGCTCCGATATGCACCGCGCTCTCCCATCTCAGCCAGGATCGCGGCAGCCGTTGAAGCGCCTACGCCGTCCAGTTCCTGGAGAGAGGTTTCATCGGCAAGGTGGATATCGAGGTGCCAGGCTTGCTCGACCTCTTGCCACTCCCAGCCAGTTCCTGGAGGAGCAGCGTGCGGCGGCTGCCATGTGCCGTCTTGTTCGAGTGTCCAGGAGGCGTGCGGCTGCGGCTCGTGAAACAGCTCCAGAGCTTCACTGTAGATAAAACCGACGCCGGGAAAGCATCCGCGGATGGTTGCGTTGTAAGATGCGTGGCGCGCCAGTCCTGGCTTGCCGAGGCCATTGAAATATTCGGTCATGCGCTCGTCAGTCGTGCGCGTGTCGCCGCTGAATGCGGGATGCTCCAGGTGGTCCGGGGCGGAGAAGACCCCGTACACGACGTCATTTTCGGTCATTGCTGCGTAGCCCATTAGACTGCCCTCCGATATGCGATGATGACGATGCCGGAGCCGCCCGATCCCGCGGCACCGTAATCCGCGCCACCGCCACCGCCGCCGGTGTTTTGCGCGCCGTTGCCGGCGGATGAGCCGCCGGAGGCTCCCGTGCCGCCGCCGCCCTGGCCACCTGATTGGGGCGTGTATCGTGACGAAATCCCAGGCGAGCCTCCGCCGGCATACCACTCTTCGAGACCGGTCCGGCAAAAGACCTTCAGACCATCACCGCCTTTTGCTCCGGTGAACTCAGAAGTATGCTCGGAAGAAAGGCTTGTCGCACCATCACGCCCGGGCTCCGAGGCTCCTGCGCCGCCACCGGCAAGAAGATACGAGCTTGATGCCACGCGGCCTGCACCGCCGCGGTGACCATTTTCGAGAGTACCGATGGCATTTCCGAACGGCGGGCCGCCGGTTAGGGCTGAACCAACTCCGCCTCCTCCGCCTCCGCCCGGCCCCGGAGAGCCGGTTGTCGTGCCACCAGCTCCACCGCCGAGAGCTTGGATCCCGAACGCCTCCGAGGGGCTACCATTCGAACCATTGTTGTTTCCAACCGCACCTGGCCCGCCGGCACCGACCTCGATCGAATATATGCCAGGCTCCAGCCAGATGCGAGTTCCGTCGGGATTGCGCAGTCGGCGAGCCTGACCCGCTGAGGCTCCGCCACCTTTAACATTGTCGGAGTCGTGCCGTGCGCCGCCTCCGCCGCCGGCAATAACCCATCCGTCTTCCAGATAACCGGCCTTCGTGACGGTGAAAGTCCCGGACGAAAGGAATGTGTGCGAGCGTATCTCGATGCCATCGGAGGCGGTGTAATCCAGGATGTCGCCGCCGGTGGCTTCCATGATGTCGATCGTGATGGCCGCAGCCGGCTCCACAATCTCCACCGCCTCGTCCTCTTCCGTGACCAGCGTCCATGACACACGCGCCTTGCCCTCAGTCGCGCGCTTGTCGAGCGGCGCCGTGACTTTCACGCCGAAGATCGGGCGATACCGGACATAGACGGCATCGGGCACATTCACGGTGCGGCTCTCGGGAGACGCCAGGACGGTGCCATCGACGGCGTGTGCGGTTACTGTCCCGGGCACGGGCTCACGGGAAAGCGTGAGCACGCCGCCGGCCTCGGTCATGTAGTCAGGGCTATGGATCGTGAGCTCGTCGCCCTCCCAGAGATTATCCAGGGCGGGCGCGATCTGGTCGGAAACCGAAATCGTGACCTCGAGCTGCCGGAACGCGGGATCACCGAGCGACACCAGGCGGCCGTCGATCGTGCGGGCCGTCTGCGATGCCGAACGGATAGGCCGCGTGGAGATGTCCGCCCAACGGTAGGAGCCCGGCGGAAAGGGGATCTCCAAGCCGTTGCTGCGGAAGATGCGGAGTTGCGTCTGGAAGCTCATCGGTTGTTCCTCGGCGTGGATGTGGGCGAGGTTCGGCCGCGGAGACGCTGATCGCGTTCAAGGGAGGTGGCGACATCCTCGGATGCGCTCATCGAGTATTCCCGACCCTCGATGATCAAATTGACTGGCCGCCCCTGGATCGCTGCCTGGCCCTCGGGCGTGGCGGCAAATGCGCGGGCGTTGCGCTCAGCCCTGGCGACCGACCCGATGCCTTGGATGTTCGCTACAGTTCCACCCGCGAATGACCCGACCGCGCCCATGATCTGCACCAGGGGGATTTTCTGGACAGACTGGGCGATCTTCTCGAATGCCGTGAGAAGGAACTCGGCTGCCGGGATCACGATATCGGTGAAAACCCTACCGAGAACCTTGGCACCCTCGGCGGCATTCAGCAGCCAACGGTTCTGCACATCGCCGTCGCGCCCCTCGAGGATAGCCAGGAGATCCTCAACAACGCCCAGAACCTTCTCGGAAAGCGTGCCAGCGAACGCGACCAGGCTGTCACGGTTGCGGTCGATGAACTCGCCGACCTTCTCGAAAGACTGCGCAAAAGCATCGAAAAACGGCGCGCTGGCCTCCAGTCGCAGGCCGCGGAAACGCTGATTCAGATCGTCCAGGCGGTCATTGAAGCGCTCAGCAGCCTCGCCGGCTTCGTCGGTGACGACGATGCCAAAGCGGCGAGCGCTCTCTTGGTAGTCTTCGATGCCCTTTCGGCCGATTGAGACCAGCGTAGCGAGGTCAGGACCGGCTTTTGCGCCAAGAATTTCCGCTGAAGATGCCGTTGCCAGACCGCGGTCTTCCATGACGCGCAGAGCCTCAACAACATCCGTGAAGACCTCGATCGTGCTTCGGCTATCGCCACCCGCATCACGCACCGCAACGCCAAGCTTTTCGAATTGCTCCGGCTTCTTGCGCATGTTCACGTCGATGTTCTTGAGGGAACGCAGCAGAACCTCGAAACCCACACCCGACTGCTCAGCCGCGAATGCCAGGCCGGAAAGCTCTTCCGTGGCCACATTTGAGCGGCGGGATGCTTTCCGGAGCTGATCCGCGAAGTCTGCACTGTTTGAGATGCTGGCAAATGCTGCTGCGCCCGCGCCGGCAGCCAGTCCGGCGCCGATCAGGGCACCGCGAGAGCCGACGCGTAGAACGTCCGACGCGGAGATATTGAGGCCCTTGAGCATCTTCTTCACACGGCCGGTGACGCCCTTGAATGTGTCTTCCGTCGAGCGCCCAATCGACTTGTTGATGCGCTCAATTTTCGTTTCCATCGTCTTCTGGGCGCGGGCGATTTCCTCGGCGGATGCAACGCCGGAAGTCTTGACGGCCTCGAATTGATCCCGAAGTTTGGCGATCTTCTTGTCAGCAACGCTCTCGGACTGAACGCCGAGGCCACGCAGGGCCTTCTCGGACTCCTTACTGGCCTCTTCAGAGGCCGGGCCGACTTTTTCGACTTCGCCGGATAGCTTTTGAGCACCTTTAATCGCCCCGGCAACGTCCGATACGAAGGCAACAACAAGGGGCTTTTTCTTGGCCATTTCGTCAGTCCATTTCGGAGAAATCTATAGTGGGGATTTCGTCTTCCGGGGTTTCGGCGTCGGGATTCAGGCTGTCGATGAAGCGGTCGAAGCTCTCATTCGTTGCCTGCGCAGCGCGTGCGATGTGCGCTTGCATGCGCCAGTTCTTCAACTGATCCGCTTGTCCCTCTTCATAAAACGCGACGCACTGATGCAGCGTCATGTCATAGGGGTCGTGGTTTCGACGAATGAGTCCGTCGAAAATCCTCAGCCAGGCTCCGACGACTCCCCGGCTTCGTCCAGGGTCTCCGCCGCCGTCTCCATCCACTCGGCCACGACGGCCAGGAGCTTTCCCCGCAGCGCCTCCGGAACCCCGTTTTCGAAGAGCGCCGTCAGGATTTCGACCTCTTCTGCCAGACTGAAATGCGCGGCGCGCACGGTCTCAGCGTCTTCACCCGTGGCGATCGTCAGGAGCTTCTCCAGGATCTCGGGTCCAGAGTCAGATACGGCGGCCAGAAGGCTGGATAGGCGGGTATCGGCGGCACCCTCGAGTGCATCACCGAACGCCTGTGACTTGGACAAGAGCCAGCACAGGTCCGCACCAGTCGGCGCGAAGATGTCGAGCACCCCATCACGGAACGTTATGCTGGCGACAGGGATGGATGCCGGGCTGATCTTTACATGCTCAGAAAGCTTCATCCGTTCTTGACCTCCTGGAGGATGCCAAAGCGCTCACCTTCCGGCTTGCTTGCGTCTTCGATAACATCGAAGGTTATCGGCACGGTGGCCTTATCAGAGCTGTCGCTGTGAAGCGTGAGGGCGCCGTCTGGGTAGATGCGGACCTTCGCGGTATACTTGAAGCGCTTGCCGCCGCGGGGCTGGCGCTGGACAACCATGAGGTGCCCTTCGATGCCCTCGGCTGCGGAGAACGCCCGCAGCACCGATTGATCGTCACCGGCCGTGATCTCGGCGCAGTCGTATACCAGATCGAATGTGGTCTGCGCCGTCACGAACGTCAGTGTGCCGGCCTGCGCGTCGAGCTCATAGTCCGTGCCTTCAACGAGTGGATCGGTTCCATCTGTGAGCGTTACGACGGACACATCCAGGCGACCGAGGTCGAACACAGAGCCTTTCACGGCGGATCCGGTAAGAGTGAGGCCAGACTCGGCGGCTTGCGTGAGATCGCCGCGCTGCGCCATGACGGCGTATGCGACATTCCTCGCACCAGTTTCTCGCAGGACCGCGGTGCCGGTGGCCTTCTGCTCGGTGACGTCGGTATCCGCGAGCGTACGAACGCCGGTGATTGCCGAATAGATGTCTTCCCGCGAAACCTCGTGGTTCACGTTGAGGCTCTCGGTATGGCCGAGGGTGATGTGATAAGCTTCGCCGGTGAGCTGGAAATAACCTTCTCCAGCCATCGCGCGGACATTTTGGATATTCTTCAGGCTCATGCCGATACTCCCGTTCAGTTACAGGGAATATCGGTCCTTTGAGTTAATCCCGTTCGATCTCGCACTCGATTTCAACAGAGAAGCCGGCGAGGCCAGGGCGACCCTCGATCTCTTCTTTCTTCTTCACCAGGCCAGGACGAGATCCACCGCGCACCAGGGACAAAATATTGCTGTCGCGGATGGCTGTTCGAAGCGTCGACCAGTGCCCGGAAAGCGTCGATCGGATCGTGAGCGGATCATCGGCGCGCACCCAGACCTCGATGACCGGCGCGATCCGCCATGTCACATCCCAGGCTTCGCGTGGCATGCCTTCTTCGTCGATCAACTCTTCATCTTGCGTGTGAACGACCACCAGGGGCAGCTCTTCTTCGTCGAAGTCATAGGGACGGTCGATCTCGACAGGCAGGCCGAGACTCTGCGCAACGGAAACCACCTCGTTAACCACGGCATCTGCAGCATCAGCCATTTTCAATTTCCTCTTCAATCTGGTCCAGGTAATCGTCGAAGTGATCTTCGGCGATGTCGGAAAGACGCTTTGATTTCGATACGGCGCTTCGTTTGACGCGCTTTTTCAGGATTGCGATCGGTCGGGCATCGTCGCCCTCGCCGGCGTAAATAAGGGGTGCGCCATCACTTCCAGGGGCGATAAAAGATCCCTCCTGACCCCGAGTCTCGGAATCGAAGTCGATCCGAAGCATGCCGCCACCCTTTGCCTTTATCTCGGCGCCGTATTCACGAACCCGGGCATCAGGGCCAGAGTCTTTCAGAATCAGACTGCCGGTCTTCTTTGCGACCTTTGGCTCGATCTGTTTCTTGCGGATGCGATCGACACTTCCCAGGGCGCGCTTGGCTTTGGTAGCTATCTTTCTTCCGACCTTCCGGCCGGCTCGCTTGCGCGCATTGAGCAGGTCGCGCTCATAGTCCTTCACGAAGCCGTCCGGATCCCACCCTTTCAAACTCATACCAGCACCTTCACCATTCCCAGGCCGTCATTCATCACGCGCGCGGCGCGCCTGGCCTCGCCGTCGACAACCACCACAGATCCGGGCCGCGCGCCGGCGGCATCCTCGGCCCGGATCGCCACCATGATCCTGGACACGACCACACGGCTGCCGTCATCGCCGATCTCTTCGACCTCCACGGACGGGTTCACATGCGCGGGGATCTCGGCGCCATCCAGCGTGACGGTCGCATCCAGGGGGATTTCCTGGCTCGCGTCATAGACCGGTAGGGCCACTCCATTCAGGCGCACCAGGGCGAGGTCGGACAAGCCGGGCACGCCACTATTCATCACCCTGTCGATGCGGTATTCCGTGCCATCCGTCAGCGTCAGGCGGCCGCCGCGGCGAACCAGGGCATCTCTCAAGATGACGCCGGAGCAGTCCGAGGCGATTAGCTGATCACGCCGGCTTGTCTTGAACGCCTTATCAGCTTCCTGGATCGCCGCGCGCAGCTCGGCAGTATCCACGCCCCGCGAGTAGGTCGCAGGAACGGGGCACATGGCGTCGAGAAAGTCTTCTGCGATGGTCATCCAGGGCTCCAATGAAAAACCCCGCCCCGGTCAAGGGGCGGGGCTGTTGGCGGGGTCAAGGGTCGGGCCTTATTCTGCCGGCGTGGTGTTGTCGCCGTAGCAACGCTGGACCGCTTCGGGGCGCAGGTTGACCGGAAGCGGAACACTCGAAAGCTCCCACTCGGCGCCTTCGCCGAAGTCCTGGAACGGATCGTTCTGGTTCTTCGGAATGACATAGCGCGGCTCGCCGGGTTCATTCGTGAAGCCCAGCTTGTCGCCGGAACAGAAGTCGAGATCGAACATACCGGGGATACCCATCGGAGCGATGATGACTTCGTCGGCAGCGATACCAGGACCGCGATACTCGACATGCTCGATGCCAGCAAAACGCACGGAGTCGAAGCTGTTCGAAGACAGGAACGATCCATCATCCTTCCGCTGGAACGCATCCCGGAGCTCAGGGTGATCCTGGAAGTCTTCCCAGGCATCGGAGCCGTAGAAAGCAACATGGCCCGTGGGGATCAGGCCGCCGAGACCGTTCCGGATGTTTTTCAGCGCGGTGCGGAAGCGGCCGCGAAGAGCGCCCATCTCGGGATTTGCTTCGCGCAGGAGAAGGTCGACATAGCCAGGCTGTGCGACACCAAACAGGCTCGGATAGTCCGCCTCCGGGGTAACGCCGTCGGTCGGGTCCATCACAATGCCCTGAAGGGCCTGGATGCACATCTCTTCGACGGTGTAGTCCATGTTGGCGAACTTCTCGGCCAGGCCCTGGTCGACCAGACTGTTCAGGGACTCGAGTGCAATCGCGTCACCGGACTGAAGGCCGGTCATCCGGACACCGTCCATCTGGGCGGGCGTGATGACGAGCTTGTCGCCGATTTTGATGCCGTTCTTGGCGTATGTGTCGCGCGAACGCGTGGATACCTGTGCGCCAGCGGTCGTGCCGCGGGCAACTTTCGGCAGACGGGTCGTGCCGAAGGATTCACGGTCGATCTGGACAGTGGGTCCGGCGATCGAACGCTCGCGGAACAGCCGGCGTGCCAGCGTCTCCACGAAGGGTGTCTTCACTGCATCGTTCGCCCGCGTGGTGAGCTGCGCGGCAGTGAAGTCAGAGTTGGAAAAGATGGTGCTCATCTATTTGCCTTTCAGACTTTGCGCTTGTTGAGTTGCTCGAATACGCTCACGCGGACGCGAGGCGCTTGTTCAGCCGGTGCGTCATCGCGCGCCGTGCTGACCGCGGTGTCAGCCGCGGATTTCAGACCCTCGACAACCGGATCCGGCTCGGGGGCGTTCTCTTTTTCGTCTTCAGGATCGGCCGGAGCCTCTTCCTCTCCGACCATGACAAGCTCGGAAATCTCTTCCGGAGCATTGCGGAATGCGGCGAGCGTGTCGGCACGAACGCATGCGGCAACTTCCACAGCGTCCAGAGTGCTGTTTGCCAGTCCAAGAGCCTCGGCCTCCTGGGCCGTCAGCCAGGTCTCTGCCTTGACCAGGGCTCCGGTATCTTCGGCGCCCTCTTCGAGTTCACCCAGAGTATCGGCGCGCTTGCGATCGTACTCGGCGATCATCTGGCCGGCGAGCTTGGAGAGAAGCGTGGCGGTAGCGGTGTGGTCGTCGGCAGAACCAAGAGTGATCGTCCAGGGCTCGTGGATCATCATCATGCTGTTGGAGTGCATGACCGTCTCATCGCAGACCACGGCGAGGAAAGATGCCATCGACGCGGCGAGCGCATCGACTTGACCGATCGTGTGGGCGTTCATGCCGCGGATGAAGTTGCCGAGGGCATATCCCTCAAACACATCACCGCCAGGGCTGTTGATGCGGAAACGGATGGTCAGGTCTTCGGAGTCGATATCTTTCAGCGCGGCGATCACGCGATCTGCGCGGATCTCCCAGCCGACCTCTCCATAGAGCCAGACTTCGGTCTCACCGCCATCTTCGGCAGCAGCCTTGATCTCAAAGCCGGCCGCCTTCGGACCGGATGCAGCACCGGTCATCTCGCGGTAATCCGCAAGCGACACGACATTGCCAGGGCGTTCGATTTGTTCGGACATGCTTTGCTCGTTCCTTTGCTTACCGGGAATATCGGTCCTTATTCCGCCGCCCGTTCGGTGAGCGCGCGATATTCGGAAATTTCCTCTTCGGACCAGCCGAGATGCTTTTTGATCATTCGGCTCGTCCAATGGTCGGGGATCGCCGCGACGCCGGACTCGATATCCTTCACCAGGTCATCGAGACGCTCACGGCGCACACGGTCCGGATCGTCGCCGCGCTTACGGATGACGTCGCTACCAGTGATCCACCCGCGATCCACTTCGACGCCGTTCGCCTGCGCGTCCTGCAGCTTGTGAAGCTGCGGGATTGGCTGGCCCACCCACTCAGGATCGAGATAATCCTCGATGGTCTTGCCGGACGGGATCTTCCAAGATCCATCTGCGACCGCCGTCCGGATCCAGGTGTTCCAGATCCGGTTCAGGAAGCGAGCGGCCAGAACCTTTCGCTGGCGTTGGATGTGGCGCTCGAACTTCGCGGCGACGGCCTTGTAGAGGCGATCGTTGACGCCAGAGAAATCGCCGAACAGGAACTCGATCGGCAGGTTCAGGCTGGCCGATATCTGCATGAGGATATGTCGCAGGAAGGGCGCGAAGCTGTTACCAGACTCCGCCGGTGCCATTTGCTTGATTTCTCCACCGGGCGGGAGAATTCCGACAGTGCCGGATTTCGGCGCAACCATTGTCTCTTCGTCAGGCGGCTCGACCTCCTCGCCGACCGAATTCTCATACTTCTGGGTCTCTTCATTCCAGAGGATGTCCCGACGCTCTTCCTTTTCTTCAGGAGTGAGGTCAGGCAGCTGGAGCCAGTAGCTGATATTCGCGGCCAGGACTTTCCGAAGAAGCTCGGCGCCGAGGTATTTTTCCAGGTCATCCAGAGCGATAAGGGCCTTCGAAAGAGCAGGCACTCCGCGGCGCTGACCGGCCTCTTCGGGCATGAAGAGGTGAGCGACGTCGCGCGCCTCGTGCTTGACCGTCTTCGGCGCACCCTCATTCATCAGCATCTGGAACTCGCCAGGATGGCGAGTGAAAACATAGTAAGCCGAAGCTACGTTGTAGTTGTCATACAGGATGCCGGAAATCGCGGAACCGTCCGGCTGTCGAAGATTTGTCCAGTAAGGAACCATCTCGGCAGCGGCCACCTGGATTTGCAGGCGAACCGGGAGGCTATCGAACTGCTCGCCCGGGCGATAACGAAGAATGCCAAACGCATCGCCGCCCACAAGCATCTCGCGGAATGCGGTGGATTGGACTTCGGAAAAGTCGACCAGGGTTTCGGCGCCGGCGTACTTCGTCCAACGACGCCACAGACGCAGAAGTTCGAGGTCATCGTCAGGGATCGAGGGCTGGAGACCCTCACCCACGACATAGTCTGTCAGGACATCAACGGCGTGCGACGCGATGCTTTGATCTCGAACGGCCTTCCTGGACATCGAAACCAAGGCGCCATGGCTCCCCCGCAATGCGGTGTTGATGCCCGCACCAGTCCCGATCGAGACGTCCTTTCGATCGCCGATCTTCTCGAGAATGTTGAGATCGCCACGCGGTGGGAACGTCGACCCGGTGCCGATCACACCATACGCGCGAGGGGCAGTCGAGCGCATCATCTTCTTCCTGGTGCTCATCAAATGGCGCTCCTGGACAGCGGGCGCAGCATCCGACCACGCGTCGCGGGAAGGGGCTTGAGCCCATTCTCGACGGCAAAGCGTCTACGGATTTCGCGCTGGATTTCATTGGCAACGACCAGCATTGCCGCCGGACTCGCCCACGACATGGACTGCCCGTTGTATGTCACGGAGAGCTTGCCATCCGCGCGCTTTTCGAGAATGCGCTTGCGAAGGGCTTTAAGCTCTTCCGTGGTGTAGTCTTCATAGAGAGATGACATGGACGATACCCCTGGTTACTGGGAATATCGGTCCTGCCCTGGCGTCTCGTTCGTCAGAAACGGCGTCGGATGCGTTTCAAGCCTGGTCGAGCTGGTCTTGTCTGTTCCGCAGTCGGCTCAGGCTCTGGATCACGGCGCGGCGCATCGGCCGCCGCGCGCTCGGAAAGGCTTTCCCTTTCATCATCGACAGTATCGACGCGAACAATCGGATCCGGCGCGAAGGTGCGACGCCAGCGCAGACCGCCCGGCAGATGCTCCATGCCGTAGGTCAGCGCCCAGGCGTATACCAGGCAGTCGAAAGGCTCGTTGCCGTCGCGGCCTTTCCCTTTCGGGCCCACCCATTTCGTTCCGCCACCCGGGACGGGATACCTTTTTTCGGAGAGCATGCGCGACACGAACCGCTCCAGTTCTGCCGGATCAGACAGACAGACAGATCCATCAATGCCGCCGACACCAAACTCGATAGCACCGCTCGCCAAGACATCCGCGATCTCATCTTTCGCGAGATCGACATCCACGGTGTAGAGAAAGTCAGACCTTTTCGCCGCAGCTTGCGGCCAGATCGTCTTACCCCTGGCGCCGTTGCCCTTGGACTGACCGCGCACCGCCACCCAGTATTTCCGGCCGGGAATCTTCCGCATCCTGGCGAGCCAGGAAACCACGCGCTGTGCATCGCCGCCATTGTGGTCGATAGCGAGGCCATCGGCTTTCCGAGGTCTCCCGTTCGTGTCCGTGAATGTCCGGGTCGCGAGCTTCTCCAGCGCATCCCAGCAGCGCGGGTCGGATTGCGGGTATTCGTCCAGCACCCAGTGACTGACCAAGAAAGGGCGACGACCAGGGCCGAACGCCCAGAGGCTTGCCTCCAGATAGCTTTCCGAACCGTCCGCGCTGCCCTTCTGCCGGTCGATGCCCCACACCGTAGCGCGAGCCCAGGCCGGCACCTCGGCATCGCCCAGGTCCGTCACCGCTTGGTAGAGCGTCTCCTCGTCGGCGGTTTCGGTGGCGGCTGCTGTCGAGTATGGTTCGCCCAGGACTTCGTTCTTGAAGTTCCGGATCTGCGCCGAAGCCGCCTCTTTCGCGTCGAGCCATTGCGCCGCGATGTGCCGCCAGGATGCTGCCGGGAAGGTCGAGTAGATCTGCCACAGATGATAACCCCGGATCGAGGCGCCGGGGTTCTCGGCAACCCATCTGCCGCGCTCGATCATCCAAAGCTTGTCGCGCTCCTCGATGACGCAACCGCACTCGCCCTCATACCAGGCGCGGATCTCTTCCCCGTCTTTCTCGTACTTGAGGCCGGGCCCATCGCCCGATGGCGTGCCGCCCCAGATGAGCTTCTGCTCCTGGCCGCAATGCGGGCACGGCACATGGTAGTATCGCTGATCGGACTGCTGGAACAGGCCGTCAATCCGACCACCCTCTGATGCCGGGGCGGTGGGCGTTGAGCCCAAGATCTGCTTCGCGTTCCAGAAAGTCGTGCCGCGGCGAGCGAGAAGGCGCAGCTTGTCCGAACCGCCAGGCTTGGGGTTCCAGGCTTCAGCGTCGATCTCGTCGCCCAGGTTGATCCTCGTCGTGAGGCGTCGGAAGTTATCCTCGGCGTGAGCGCCGCGCAGACGCAGCGACGCACCGTTGCGGAACTTCTTGGTGTGCCATTCCTCTTTCGATTTCCCGTTCGGGTTGATGTTCGACAGCTCGCGGATACCCTCGATGTCCCGGATCATCGGCATGATCTCGGAGCCCTCGAAATCCTTCGCGTCCTTCTCGGTCGGCTGAAAGAACAGGATCGGCGCCGGATCCCAGTGGATGTGATACCCGACCAGCCAATCGAGCATCTTGGTGTAGCCCAGGCGCGCAGACTTCCGGAACACCACCAGGGGCAGCGTCGGATCCGACATCGCGTCCATGATCTCTTTCTGGAATGGCAGGGTCTTCCACCGGCCCGGCTCGGCCGAGGTCTCCGGCGACAGGACGGCGTAGCGGTCAGCCCATTGCGAAAGCGTCAGGCGCTCGCGAGGCGCAAGCACATCGCGCCGCAAGACAGACAGACGGCGCCGGGCCCGGTCAAGAGTCGCCGGTGCTGTCATCTTCATCCTCCAGCCCATCCAGGCTGCGGGTCTCTGGCTTGCGCCCATCCGGCTGGTCCGCGGTCAGCGCGCCCAGGGTCTCTTCCAATTCATCGGTGAGAAAGGCCTGGACCTCGGCAGCCTCCGTCATCAAAGACACCTTCGACGCGACCTTGGCGGGATACTGCGAAAGGCCCTGGCGAAGGGATCCGTATTCCTCAGCGATGAGGGCCTCGACATCGGGCATGAGCACGGCGTCGCCGCGCAAGATCGTCAGCTTGAGTTCGGCCTCGTCGGCGCGGGCTTTCGTCAGTCGGATCTTCTCTTTCTCAAGCCCTTTTGCGTCTTCATCCTTCGGCTGGCCCTGGGCTTTCACGAACTCGATGTAGCCCTGGATGGATGCGGCGAGGTCATACTTGCCGTGGCCGATCTTCTTCACGACACCATCATCGGCGAGCTGTTGGACGCGCCTGGTCGAGACGCAGAGAACATTGGCGAGCTTCGCAGTGCTCCACGATACGGTTTCGTTTTTCTCGGGATCGTCAGCCATTCAAACCTTCAAGCCTACAAGGGCTTCCACATCTTGTGCCTGGATTGGATAGAGAAGCGAAATGCGGTTTTGCGCGGCTTGTATGTCCGAAAATGCCGGGCACTCGCCCCCCTGCATAACAACACCCCGGGGGTCCAGGGTCCCCAGGGGCTTACTGTGTTGAATATCGGTCCTTTTCAGCGGAAATGTTCACCGGCGCCCAACCATCGTCCCGCGGCGCATCCATTCGACGGCCCAGTGTGTGCGGCGCGACAGCTGCACCTGACCCCACGGCAACACGAGAGACCAGCTTTGCGTCCCTGTGCAGTCTTTCCGATGAAGTCGAATACCATGTCAGTCTCCTTTTGCGAGACTGAGGATCTTTTGTAGCTGTTCAGCAGTAAGCCTTCGGAGTCGATGCTCGGTAGCATTGGCGCCGCGCAGAAAGGACTTCATCAGCACAATCTCTTGGATAAGCCTCTCCTTGCGCTCTTGGATCGCCGCATCTTCCAGCTCTTTCGGCAAACTCGGGCAGCACTCTTCGACGCCGCAGCCGGTTTCCTCTCCCGGCTCAAATGGAATACCGTTCATCCAAGCGATCAGTGCCGCGCGCTCGGCTGACATGTTGCGAAAGTCGCGCGGGTCAGTTGGAATTTCCGGCACATCGCAAGACTTTGTCCGGGAGCGTAGTAGCTCTGCCGGGTCTTGTTTGAACTCATCACCACGGTCTTTCATCAATGACAAATCTCCTCTGTCTGTCTGTTTCTCTGAGGAGATACGCCCCGGGAGATGGCCACCCAAACTGGCGACAAAGAAATTTCTCAGTCCGGCCCGAAAACCGGGTCGCCATCCTCCAACCATGTGAGCGTCTTCACCCAATCCGCGGGGCGCAAAGGCGTGGCATCCGACCAGACGCTCGCCGCGATGGACGCACCGCTATACCAATGGATCTGCCAGTCGTAGCGGCCCATGCACCGCTTTGCCTCTGTGACAGCGAGCCCCAGGCCCAGACCCTCGCCGTTTGCCTCGACCAACACCGCGGCAACTTTGCGGTAAGGCACACCCGGGTCCTGCAGCGCACTGTGAATGCGGATCCGACCGAGCTCCGGGAAGCGGTATTCGAGCCAAGCGGCGACCCGGCCCAGGTCTGATTCCAGTTCGTCGATGCGTGCTTCGATCGGGATCATAGCAGATCTCCTCGTTCGAGTGCCTTCATCTGCTCATGCGCGCTGAGGCGTCGGGCGCATCCGCAGAGCGTGTATGTCATCGGCGCGCCGCGGTGCCATCGAACCTCATAGTTGAACAGGTGGAGGAAGAGGTACGCTTTCTCGACGACCGGGCCGGTGAAAGTCACGTGACCGGCATAGTCGACCATGATGTTGGCGATAACCCGGTGCTCGATGAAGCCCTGCTGACCGGTGGCGATGATCATCGTCGGTGCGCACTCGGGAAACGCGCTATCGAGGTTCCCCGCAATGAGACTGAGATCGTGCTCCACCGCTGTCTGTATGTCTGTCACTCGGGCCTCCAGTTTACCGCGACGGGATGGACATTGGCCTGATCAGGATTGGGCGAAGCGGATTTGGGACACTGGGACACTCAAATATGACGTGGGACAGATCCTATGTCCCGCGTTAAACGCAGGTAATGAAAGGGAAAATCGAGACTGGGACAGATGGGACAGTAATTTTCGGCTCAGTCTCATATAAACACATACATAGTTAGACTCACTTATGCGCAACTAAGTATGTCTCTCACGTAAGAGTATTCTATTTTCTCTGTCCCATCTGTCCCAGAAGATAATTAAGAAATAAAAACAGTGCTTTACGCTGGGACAGACACCGGGATTTCGTCTGTCCCACAGTGTCCCGTCTGTCCCGCTGACATAAATGAAACATAACGTGAACATGTTTTGTTGTGAGGTGATGAATAGGGAACGATATCCACTCTGCGGCTGATGAGGCTGCCCTTCCACTTGGACCTGTTGAGCCCCCGGGTAGCTCCCGGGGGTGGCCCAAGAGGAAGAGAAAAACAGGCACATAAAGCAAGTGGATATATGCTATGAAAAAGAAACTCCCGGCATTGAGCCGCCGTCCTTCTGCCCTCCAGAAAACAGCCATCGCGGGTATCCGAAAGAAGGGTGAAGGGGTGAGCGGTGAAACCGTCAAGCGCGTGATCGAGGAGGGCGATGCCAGCGGCGATGACGATGGGGAAGATGACCCAGACATAAGAGCTGCGCGCGATCTGCTGGCATCACTTTCTTCATTCGAGCCCGAGCATGTGTGGTGGGTTCTTGCGAACCGCGACCAGGAAGAGGCCCAAGCGGCTGAATTGGGTATCGACGATGACGATGGTGACGATTTGGTCGCGGCGATGAAGATGCTCCGCAAGCGCTACGTATATGCCGCGCGCCGAGACGAAGTTTGGGACCGTCATGCGCGGGACTGGATCTCAACGAGAGCCCTGTCTTTCGCTCAGTCTCACGCGATGCCTCTCGATGATAAGGGAAATCCCTTCGATGCAATGAAGCTTCTTGCGCGGGACGCTCGGGCCCAGCGCGTGCACAATGAGCGATACATGCCGGGTGTCCACGAAGAGATCGCCCACGACGAAGGTGTTGAATGGCTGAACACTTGGCGGCCGTCTGACCTCAAGCCGGCGAAAGGCGACCCCAAGCCGATGCTGGATCACGTCCTTTATCTGTGCGACGGGCGCAAGGATCTCGCCAGATCCCTGACCGACTGGCTTGCATACTGCTACCAGAACCCCGGAAAGAAAGTGGTGTGGGCACCGCTGATCATCTCGGCTGTTCACGGTGTCGGAAAAGATACTCTGCGGATCGCAATGAAGCGCCTTTTCGGCTCCTATAACCTCGCGACGATTGACGATGGTGCCGTAGCTACGGGCCGCAATGAATTCATGAAACGGGCGCAGTTCGTATGTGTCCCCGAGATTATGTGCGGCGACCGGAAAGATACTGCGAACAAGCTGAAACCGCTGATCACGCAGGAAGAGGTCTACGTCGATGAGAAGAACGTCAAGCCATACTGGATCCCAAACGTGACGAACTTCCTGTTTTTCAGCAACCACGAGAATGCTGCATTTATCGAAGATGAAGATCGTCGGTATTTCGTCATCATCTGCCGCGCCCAGCGCCGCTCCGACGCTGAATACCAAGCGCTTTATGAATACATCAACGGGCCGGACATTGCGGGGTTTGCACACTTCCTCGCGAACCGCGACCTGTCGCAATTCAACCCAGCCGGCAACGCCCCCGAGACCGAAGACAAGGGCGTAGTCCAGAAAGCTACACGGGGCGGATGGGAAGCTTGGCTTGATGACGCGTGGCAGTCTGATGCCGCGCCGTTCGACCGGCGAGTGGTCAATCTGCGCGATGCGCTGACCGCGATCGGGGAGGCCAAGGGCCCGCGCATGACGACCCAACAGATCGCAGAATTTCTGAAGAAGAAGAGCGGCGGCGACCTCGGTCGTGTCAGGCTTTCCGGAGGCGCCCGTGTTCGTCTGTGGGCTACCCGAGACTTCGATAAATACGATGCAGACCGCGCCATGGCCGCAGAGGCTTACGAGAGTCCGACGAAGCATCTTCACCGACACCTGCGAGCCGTTGCCGCCGAGTGATAATCGCTGAATTACGAAGATATCCACCACCTGCCCCGGCTTCGGCCGGGGCCTTTTTTTTGTGCGAGTTCCTGACCCGGGCGCGACCTCCCATGTATGAAACGGAATCGAGTCATAGCCCGCTGGGTCGGCAGCGACGGATATCCGCAACTGAAGCTGTCGGACGGCCGCATCGCCGGCGAGCACCGACATGTCTGGGAATGTGCCCACGGACCGATCCCGGACGGCTATCAGATCCATCACCGAGACGGCGACCGCACAAACAACAAGCTCTGGAACCTGGAAGCGCTGCGCCCTGGAGACCATCGCCGCGAGCACTGCGGTCACTGGACCGACACCCAGGGCCGCTGGTGGAAGCGATGCACGACATGTCGCCGCCCAGCGCCGGAAGAAAATTTCCCGACGAAGCGATACCGGGTCGATGGCGTGAGGCTCACGCGCGGCAACTGCCGGTCGTGCGAGAGAGACAGACAGCGACAGAAAAATGGATACCAGGGCTGCTTCGAGAAAAATCTCGGCCGACATTTTGGACCGAGATCTGCGGGGCGTATTTCCTGAGAAACGAACAGGGAACATCCGAATGCCCCGCACGAAAATGCTGAACCGATCCGAGGAATTGAGCCTCGCCCGCGCCTGGCTTGAGCGGGGCGATGAGCGTGCGAGGGCGCGCCTGGTCGAAGCGTATCAGCCTCTTGTGATCCGGATGGCAAAGAGCCGGCAGCGCCGCGGAGCTCACATTTCCGACCTCATCCAAGAAGGCAATATCGGCCTTCTCCGCTGCCTCGATAACTTCGACCCCGGCCTCGGTCACTCGATCAGCACGCTGGCGAGGTTCTACATCCATGACCAGATTGCGCTGTATTTCGACGAGACGAGCGCGGTCACCCGCATCCCGAGGAGCCGGCGCATTAAGCGGCTGGTCAGCGCCGTGATCGAGCCGATCCGCGAGATTGAGGAGGCCCACGGCGTGAAGCTCACGCGCGAGCAGGAAGAGTCGATTTGCCTGGATGAGGGCTTTGAATACGAAGATCTGGAGCGGTATCGCGCTGTGAACGGGGTGACCTACGGCATTGAAGGCGACGACGAAGAGGCCGGCTGGAGTGAGATCTCCGATGATCGGGCAACGCCAGAAGAGGCCCTGGTTTCCGAGCGATCTGCGGAATCCGCAAGCCGCGCGGTTTTCGACGCCATGTCCAGAATGCCAGAGCGCACTCAGAAAATCCTTCGGATGCGTCATTTCTCGGAAGAGTTCGTTTCTCTCGATGAGATCGGCGAGGCAGTCGGTATCAGCCGTGCTCGCGTACGGCGGATCGAGGAGGATGCGATGACCGACATCCGCGCCGCCCTGGAAGCTCAGGGCTTCCATGAGCTGGAAGATATCCTGTGAGCGCACACGAACGCCTGAAATGGCTTGCCCGCTTCAAGGCGGGCCCGGATCGGGTCAGGATCCACGCTGGCGGCCGTGTCGTGATGATGTGGTTCGAAGGCCACATGGTCAGCTATGACAGACAGACAATGAAACTGGCAGCGGGCTGGGTGTGGGTTGAAGAGCTTGCGCGGGCGGCTGGTGTTCAAGCGGTTGCGGTGGCGGCTTTGAACTCATCCTAAGAAAATCGCAAACATTTGAATTATATGAAAACTTTTTCTGTCTTTTTGTTTTGAGATGAGTGCGCTTTTACCCATTTATTGTGTGTAGTCAAGAGAGATTACGGAACGCACAAACAGCAAAGAAAGACAGACAAATGAGAAACAGAATTTTCCCTAACTTCTGGTATATACTTTGGACAATAAAGCCCGGCGGCATCGCGCTCCCTGGTGACTTGCCGAAGTCTTTATATCCGACTGCTGCCGAGGCGCGCGCAGCGTTCAAAAAGATGCACCCGAACGACATCGTCATCGCGGTGCTCGGAAGCGACGGGAGGTTTGCAGGATGAGTGATCGCATCGAGGCGGCCAGAGCCGCGATACTTAGAGCAGCAGACACTAGTGCGGCGTATCGCGCCGCCGACCGCTCAGGAGTTCTTGCCGAGAGAAATGCTCGCGGCTGGACTGCGCGCGGTCATGGTCTGAGCACGACTTACGAGCACTCAACGAAACTTGACGCGCTGGAAGCGTGGTCAAGAGGGTATGTCAGCACTGCGCAAGCGCGACTTGAGCGAGAGAAGAGCATAAAGGCTAGCTGGAAATGACACCGACTCTCGAAAAGCGCATTCACACCTCCGCCCGGGCATTCGTCCGGGCGTTGGCTCGCAAGCCGCTAGCACAAGTTTGGCCGCACGTCTGCTGGCCCGGCGATCGCGTCGCCTGCCACCTCGTAGCGCGAAAAGTTGGGTCTTCATGGACTATGAGGTGGCACTTGGGCGGCGGCCAGATTGTCAGTCATGTCAAGCGGCAAGAGCTTCTCTACGACCATGACGCGGCTTTTCAACGTCTCGTCGCGTCTGCCAAGGCTGAGATGGCTTCATCCGGCGACCGCGCGACCAGGTAAAGCCCGCCAGCCCTCTCGACAGCGGCCTGGAAATTCTTCTGGGCCTTGCGCTGCTTGCCTGTCGCGGTCTTCACTTCGACGAACACCGACCTGCCGTCCAGGACACCGACAATATCGGATATTCCGGTCGGTCCAAGCGATATCCAGGCGCCGCGGTCTGATCTGACCCGGCCAGCGTTCTGACGCCAGAATATGCCCCTGGGATGGAATTCTCGGGAAAGTGCAACCAGGATGCGGTTGTGGATGTCGGTTTCGGCGTTGCTCATGGTGCGCGCCCATAGGATCGCAGCTCACGCTCAGCGAACTCTCGGACCAGATCATCACCCTGCCGGGTCGCGCGGGCGTGACGCGCCTTCATGTTCGCCACGGCTTTGTCGAAGCCCAGCCATCCCGACATCTGCCGGATGCTTTGGCCCTGGCGCTTACGCAGAGCTTTCGCCTCGCTGCGGCGTGCCTCCAGCTCATCGGCTTCGATCGCCCGGAGGCGCACAGACTCATCGGCTGGGATGCGCCGATCCTTCTCCAAGGCGGCCCCGCATTGCGGGCATTTCTTGGGGCCGGCCTCGAAAAGGTGGTAGCACTCCTCGCAGGTGCGGGTCGCGAGGTTGGAGCCGTCTTCCGCCTTCCTCTGGCCCCGCGTCTTGCTCAGATTTCGCCAGTCGCGCTTCTCAGTCAGCGTGCCCAGGCGATCACCATTTCCGACATGGTCAAGAACCAGGCCGAAATCCTTTCCGTCAGCGGCCCGGGCAACCCGACCGAGTTGTTGGACCCAGAGCTGTTCCGACTCAGATGGGCGTAGAGAGATGATTGCGCGGAGATCCGGGAGATCGAAGCCTGCGGAAACTTTGTCGACAGAAAAGACCAAGCCGCCGTCGGCGAGGAACGCGATTTTCTCGCGCACCTCATCATCGCTGTCTTTGCCGACCAGGACCTCGCATTTGTGCCCGGCTCGGCGGAATGCGTCGGCGGTCTCCATGGCGTGTTTCACATTCACGCAGAAGCCAAGAGACGGCTGGCCCAGTGCGAACTCTCTCCAGGTCTCGAGAGATTTCCCGAAGATCTTGCCCTCCTCCATTCGGGCCATTGCCGCGGCGGGATCGAAGTCGCCGTTGCGCTTCCGAACGCCCTTCATGTCGAGAACATCCGGGCAGACATATCGGAGAGGGGAGAGGTATCCTTGTTGGGTCAGCCACGCCGCGTCTCGACCAGGAACATGGGCGGGCAGAACCTCGAATGTCGATCCGCGTGGCGATCCCGTGAAGCCGATGACCGTCGCACCAGGCGCGCAGTCGAACACCCGGCCATACTGCGGCCCAGAGCCACCCATGTGGATCTCGTCCGCCAGGACCAGATGTGCCGGATCTGCTGCCAGGGCTGCCCGCCGCCGATCAGCCGCCTGCACTGTCATAACCTCCACGCCCGGCATTCCGCCGGCCCGATCGCGCAGCTGGCCCACAACCGCCGACCGGTTTGACAGAACCCAGACGCGGCGGCGGGCGGCCGAGTATGCGGCGGCCAGATGTTCGATGACGACCGACTTTCCGTAGCCGACAGAGGCTTCGAAAAGGACGCGCCTGGCACCGCCCTGGAGAGCGGTGCGCAGGTTATCTACGTCGGATTTCTGATATGGCCGTAGAGAGACAGACATACCGAGAATATCGGTCCCGTCACCTCTCCTCGGTTTTCTGTTTCTCTTTCACCAAGAGGTCGCGCATTCCCTGCAGCGCGCGCAATCCGCCGGCGACCAGAGGGTGATCGCCGAGACCCAGTTTCGTCGCCGCCGCACGTATGGCGTCGCCGAAATCGACGAATTTCTTGAGGTCTTCAACGAAGAGCTTGGTGCGGCGCGCGAGATCCGTTTCTTTCACGGTCGCAGCCTCTTCGCGCTTCTCTACGGCGGCCTCTCGTCTGGAGATTTCCGCGGCCCGGGCCTCGCGCTCCTGACGGTCCCGGCGCGCCTGTGCCGCGGCCTCCGCCCGCGCCTGGCGCGCCTCTTTCTCCATCCGATCTGCGCGCGCCTGAGCCTCGCGCGCCGCGGCTTCTTTCTTCCGCGCCTGGACCCACGCCCGGGCCGCTTTCTTGCGCTTCTCGTCGAGCCGAACGGCTTCATCGGCGCGCCAGTCATGGCACGAAGTATTCTGTGCCGGCAGCTCCGATTTGCCCTCCGCCTCGAAGGCTTCCCGTCGCCTTTCGGCTCTCTTCTCGCCGCGAACAAGTCCGGCTGGCTCGAAGTATTTCGCGAAGATATCGTGACCGGCTTCGTAGTTCTTCACGACCGGAATGGATGAAGGTTCGAGACGGCGCTGTCTTCCACCCTGCTTGCTTTCGGTCATCACCCACGGAGCCAACACTCCGTGGATATGATAACCTTCTTCGTCGTGATCCTCCCACGCTGCGACGCACGCCTCGCCGAACTGATCCCTCGAAGCACGCAAGAAGCATCGGCGAAACACATCCTCTCTCTCCGCGTCTGAGAAGCCTGGAGTGTCACCCTCGAAGTGCTTCTTGTTGGCGGTGAAGATGAACTCGCGCAACGGTCCTTCGGCGCGGTCCCGCTTCCACGGATCGACCGGCCCAGCGCGACGGATCTCGGCAGCCTCTTTCTTGCGTTTCCTGACCCACCGACGCGCGGCGTAGGCGTGCCTGTGGTTCAGCTCAGACGCGCGCCGAATGTCTTCCTCGAGCTGCTCGCGCCACTCGGGACCACCGATCAGGAAAGCATTGAGATGCGTCCTGCCAGGGCGGATATGTGACAGGTCTCCGCCGGTCCTGGTCTGGTGCATTTCGATCCTGGAGAGTTGGCCTGGCCAGATCGCGCGCATGCCGAATACGAGGGGGTGTTGCTTCTGTGTCATGGTGGGCTCCTTTGACGGGAGGTGGAGCCCCAATCCGTTCGCCGCTCCAATTTGGTGCGGAGTGGATACTCACTAAGCTGGCTGCACTTCACCCTCCGGGTTCGTTCAGCACAGCCCGTTCGGCCCTCGCCGGGCGGCCGCTTTCAGCGGGACCCCTCCGGGGAGGCCAGGGCATCGTTCCGCACTCCCCTGGACCCCTGCTCCCGGGAAAGGGGTTTCTTGCCACCCCTCTCCCGAACCCTCTCCAGCGCGTCTCCGACGGGGCTGTCTGCCGACCGGGGTGACACGCTCCACGCTTCTCCCCGGACCCCTCTCCGTTCCCAGGGAAGTGGCGCACGCGCTGCCCCTCCCTGGACCCTCCCAGGCGCGCCTGCGGCGGGCTTTCCCGTTCGTTTCCGAATGGCTGATCGCGTCTCTATGTCCTGAAGACACACCCTAGAACTGGAGACCGCCATGACCCGAGAAAACCTGATCCGCTACATCAGCGCATTCGCTGAAGATGCTGATCTTCCTGCCTCCGATGTGCTGTCGATGTTGCGGACTTTCATCGCCGCGGCGGACGCTCGCGTGACGACAAAAGCCTCGAACGATGAGCTCATGAATGTCGTGCGCGAGATCGGCTTTCAGACGCGGAAATCTGGCGCGAGCTACATCCCTCTCGTCGCGGCGCTTCGTCATTTTCCGTCGATCAGCGAGTCGGATTTCGCGGCCTGAAGAAATTCGCCCCAGCGTTTTGGACCGACCTCACCGGGGCGTATCTCCATTGAAACGATGGAGACGAAGATGCGACTGCGAGACCTTTTCTTTGTTCGAGAGAGCATGCCGCTCGACGAATGGCGGGATCTCGGCGCGTCCGTTGTCGATCTCGAGATCGCCCTCATCGACCGCGAAGAGGCAGTCGAAAAGCTGACGCGGGCAAACTCGGAAATCCAGATACTCGAGACGCAAATCAACCAGAAAAAACGCAAGTACGGAGTAGGTCCATGACAGGCAATGAAGATCATCCGCTCGGCATTTTCGCCGGCAAATCGAACGCGGAATACCACGGCGGCCCTGGTGTGTCGAAGAGCAGCTTGGACGTCGTCCGGCGCTCTCTCGCACACTTCAAATTCGCGCAAGAACAGCGCGCAGCCGGAGCCGAACGCGAAGAGACGGCGGCAATGGTTGTCGGCAGCGCAGAGCACGGCGTTCTGCTCGAGCCCGACCAGTTCGAAAAGGAATTCGCGCTCCCGTTCGATGGGTCGCAGTGGCCCGATGCGCTCGCGACAACGGACGATCTGAAGGCCCGACTGAAAGAGCACGGGCTCCCGGTCAGCGGCAAGAAATCTGATCTCATCGACCGCCTGCGCGAGGCAGACCCGAGCGTGCAGATCTTGGACGATCTCAAGGCAATGCACGCCGAAGAGGCCGCAGGTAAGACGATTTTGACGCCGGCGCAGTGGCGCGATGTTCGCGGCATGCGTGACGCCGCTCTCGAACATCCCAAGATGCGCAAGCTGCTGACTGACCCGCGCGGGAAGGCCGAGCTGTCGGCATACTGGCGCGACGAAGAGACGGGCCTCCTTTGCCGCTGTCGCCCAGATCTGTGGGTCGGCGATGTCGTCTTCGATCTCAAGACCACCGACGACGCGCGCGAGCATTCGTTCGAGCGGTCTGTCGAGAAGTTTCGGTACTATGTCCAGGCGCCTTTCTACCTCGATGGCCTGCGCAAGGCGATCGAGCAGAGCGGTCAGCGGCTGCCTGAAGGTCTCGAGGTGCCGAAGCATTTCGTGTTCGGCGCGGTAGAGAAGAAGGCCCCGTATCTGAATGCCGTCTATGTGCTCGACCCGATCTCTATGGAGATCGGCCGTCGCGAAATCCGCGAGGATTTGAACGCGCTTGCGGACGCAATCGGCCGTGATCAGTGGCCCGGATATTCGCGCGACATCCGCCCGATCGGACTGCCCGCATGGCGCTTGCGTCAGGAAGAAATGGAAGACGAAAACGGAGTATTGGTAGCATGACCAAAGCAATCGACATCACGAAAACCATGGTCGGAAAAACCGATCAGCTCAACGCCTACGACCTCCTTTCTGGACCGCGGACAATCCGGATCCGGGATGTGAAGTTGGACGAGAAGAATCCCCAGCAGCCGCTGTGGCTCTACTTCGATGGCGACGACGGCAAGCCGTGGAAGCCGGCGCTTACGGTGCGCCGCATCCTCGGCCTGGTGTGGGGTCTGGATGCCTCGAAATGGATCGGCCTCCACTGCACGATCTGGTGCGATCCGAAGGTCCGTTTCGGCGGCGCGGATGTCGGCGGGATCCGTGTACTCGAAATGGAGGGCCTGACCCAACCTCGCACCCTGAACCTGGCGACGGCTCGAAATGCGCGCGGAAACTTCACCGTCAAGCCTCTTCGGGTTGAGGCGAACACGACCGCGAGCAAGTGGCGCGAGCGTCTCCTGGCTGTTGCGGAGAGCAAGGATGCGCCAACCGTCGATGAGGCCTGGGCCAAGGTTCCGGACGAGGTGAAGGCCGAGCTGGACGACGGCATTTATGGCCAGCTCATCGCCCTGGAAAAGGCCGCCCAAGAGCACCGCGCCACCGACCCCAATGCCGCGGTCGATGACTTGAATGCGGCTCTGGGCGACGACTGATGTTCTGCCCGCTCGAACTCCGCCTCGTCCCCGCCGGCCATGTCGTCGAAGACCAGCCGGCGGGGATGGCTCAGACGGTCCGAGTGGGTCGTCCGGTGCTCGAAATGAAGACCGGCCGGGTCTATGTCGCCCGTCCGCCAACGAAGGAGGTTCCGGTGAAACAGGATTGAAACAAAGCGTGAACAGAAAAATCGGCGGAGCGTTTTGAACGCGCTCCGCCGGGCGTATTTACTTCTCAGCAGCGAACGAAACACACACCGCCGGGGGCTGCTACCGGCAAAATACGGAGACTAAGACATGAACATGAACGTAAACTTTCCGACCGCTTCCGACTTTCTCGACGCACAGACGCCCGAAGAATTCGACGCGGCTCGCGACCAGTATCTGGAGGCATTCGCGGACGAATTCGAGGACAACGAGGCTTACGAAGCCGCCGGCGGAGATAGCGCCGCGGATGATTCGGCGGACAGCTTCATCGCCGCGATCGGCGCGTATCGCCCGCGTGAAGTGGCCTAAACCCGGCGCCGGGGCTTCGGCCCCGGCTGCTTCTCCAGGCTCTTTACGGAGAGCCCCGACAAGCAGCCATCAACTGAAAAGGAATATCCCATGGCAGGTTTCAACAGCACTGACGATCAGCGCGCGGAAAACAGCGGCACCCGGTCGAAATACCGGACGCTGAGCGATCTCTAGAAGGCCCAGATCGACGACATAAAGCGGACAGGAGATCAGATCATCGACCGGCTCTATGCGCTCCAGCATGACAAGCCCGAAGCTGGTAGAGAGTTCTCCCTCGCACGCACACACATCGAGGGCGCCGTGATGCGCGCCGTCCGCGGCATCACTCAGTAATCAGGAGGCAGATCACATGGCCGGAAGCGTCAACAAAGTCATCATCATCGGCAATCTCGGCCAGGACCCCGAGATCCGCAACTTCGACAATGGCGGCAAAGTCGCCAACCTGTCGGTCGCAACCTCGGAAACCTGGAAGGACCGCAACACCGGCGAGCGCCGCGAGCGCACCGAGTGGCACCGCGTCGCCATCTTCAACACCGCGTTGGTCGGCCTGGCCGAGCAATATCTCAAGAAGGGCTCGAAGGTCTACCTGGAAGGCCAGCTGGAGACCCGCAAGTGGCAGGACCAGTCGGGCCAGGATCGCTACACGACCGAGGTCGTTCTGCGCCCCTATAACGGCGAAATGACCTTCCTGGATGGAAAGGGCGACGGCGGCCAGGACCAGGCGGCCAACCCGGCGCCGGCGCCGGCAGGCAAAGACCACGACGACGAAATCCCGTTTTAAGACGGGTTGCGCAACGGCTGTGTGTGGGCTGTCCCGGCCTAAGTCTATCGTGAGCCGTGCCGCTTTCCGGCGGCGAGTGTAGCTATAGACAGGGAAATGGCCCCGGCAGAAATGGAGCCATTCCGTGTAATAGGACACGGGTGATAGATGCCTGCCGTCCGTGTCCTTCGTTGTGTCGCCAGATCAGGCTGGAACAGGCGTTCTAACTTTTTCGTTGCGTATGAAGTAGCGCGAGCCCTCTTTCCTGGAGGACT